AAGCTTTGTTTAGGAAAAAATTTTCTAACGCTAACCCAATGCCTGTTTGCTAACGTACCGATCAACTTTACCGTTTAAAAATGGAAGGTAAAATTGCAACTGGAAAAAATTCTTTTTTAAGTTATGGCGTTGAAAAAGGAGATCGATCTCAATGGCTCAAAGATGCTTTGGCTTATAGGAAAGCTGGAAACTATAACAAACTATTAATTGCAGCTGATGCTCTAGAAAAAACTAATCCTCAATTAGCCGAAAGATACCGAAATGTTGCTAGTGAATTTTTTACTCCTGGGAGTGGAACATTAGCTAAATTAGGTGGTCAAGCAGAACATGCATGGTTAAGAACAAGAGCTAATGGACAACTTAAAATATCGAGTTTAGTAAGTGGAAATTTGAATGATTTTAAATATTTAAATTTTGATAAGCCTGTTGAAGAAATGATTAAGAAATTTAATACAACAACAGACCTGGCAGAAAAGAAACGTTTATCAGAAGCTATCAGTAAGAGAAGAGATTTTATGAATGATTTAACTGGAGGTATGGTCGAAGAAGTTAAATTTACTTTTAAAGATAGAAAAGGTGGTTTTTTAGATACCGTTGTTGAAGAAAATTTTACTAAAGAGATAGATAAATTATCTGAAAGCGAAATAGCTATGCTTTCTGAAAAAGGAACACAGTTTGAAAAAACCGCTCTCGAAGAGGGGGCAAAATTAGGATTAACAACTGATAAAGGAGCTTTAATAAAGAAAAGAACTAATATTATGTATGCAACAGGTACAAAGATTATAGAGAGCTTATCACATTCAGAGCAACTTAAAATAGCAACAGCAGTTGGGTGTAAACCTCGTGGTAGAAAAGCCGAAGGCGGTCGAATTGGTTTTGCTGGTGGTTCTGTTGGAATGTTAACATGCATTGATGCTAAATGGGAAAAGAATCCAAAGGGATTTTTTAGAGCGACTGCTAATATTGCAAGTAAAGGTCTTGATAAACTTTGGGGAGCAGTTTCACCTATGTTTCTTCCTGCAGTTCAAATAGGGCTGGGCCGTGCGGAGCATTTTAAAGATCCAACTAGTCCAGAAATGTGGTGGGATATAATACTGGCTTCTGATGCTGTGAAACGATGGGGCTTAGACAAAGCCACCTTAAGCCAACTTAAGAATGCTAGTTGGGTAAAGAGAGCAGATATTGTTGGAAAGCTTATATTGAGAGGAGGCTCCAATAAAATTTTGGAAAAAATGAATTGGGTGGCAAAACGTGCCGTTGCACCTGCAGAACTTTATCAAGGGTATAAAGGATTTCAACGTGAACTAGACTTAGTCAAAAAATATGCGAAAGAAAATAATATACCTTATGAAAAAGCTAAAATGGCTTATTTGTTTAGTGGCTCTGCTGCAAAGTGGCGTTGGAACAGAGCTTCTCTGTTTAAAATGCTAGGGTTCGGAACTATGGGACCAAAGCTAATGTTGCAAGCAAGCAATAGTGAAGAGTTTCAAGCGGAGGGAAAAAAGATTTATGAGTTTCTCAAAGAACATGAAGACGATCCTGTTGATAAAGAACCTGTTAAAAAAGAAGTTACTGAAGAAGTTAGTCATGGAACAGGACCAGAAAATTGGGCTATAAATATAAAAGAACAGATGGATAAAAAACAAATAGCAGAAAATCAACCTATTGGTGTTAATCGTTATATGCAATTAATTAAATGAAAAACCCCACCCTTACTCAAAACATGAAAAATGTAAAATGGAGCCAGATTCCACCTGTCAAATGCCCTGATCCTAGACGCTTGATTAAAGCTTCAAAACAGAGTAAACCATTTAAATTGGAGAAAATACATGGCAACAGTCGATAAGGCTTTACCGAATGTAAAGCAAACAATAAGATTACCTTCTCAACAGGAACAGATGGAGACGGAAACCCAGGCGCAGGAATCGATTCCTAAACCAGGAGACGTTGAAGTCAATCAAATGGAGGACGGCGGCGCTGAGATCACTTTTGAACCCGGTGCAGTCAACCAGCCTGGAGGGCAGGATCATTATGCGAATCTAGCGGATATTCTTCCGGATGCCGTTTTGTCTTCGCTCGGATCGGAAATGTGGTCCAACTACGATGACTACCGCCAGTCAAGAAGACAGTGGGAAGATACCTACACCAAAGGGCTTGATCTTTTGGGATTCCAATACAAAAGCCGGACAGAACCTTTTCAGGGGGCATCGGGTGCAACGCATCCTGTTCTAGCTGAAGCGGTTACACAGTTTCAGGCGGGAGCATACAAAGAACTCCTTCCTGCAGGTGGACCTGTTCGAACACAGATTTTAGGAAAGATAACAAGAGAGAAACAGGATCAGGCGACTCGCGTCAAGGATTTCATGAACTACCAGATTACGAATGTCATGAAAGAGTACGACTCCGAGTTTGACCAGATGCTGTTCTACCTGCCGCTTGCAGGTTCGACTTTCAAGAAAGTTTATTATGACGATTTACTGGGACGGGCAGTATCGAAGTTCGTTCCAGCAGATGACTTAGTGGTTCCGTATTCTGCCACCTCATTGGAAGATGCGGATGCCATTTGTCATGTGCTTAAGATGTCGGAAAATGATTTAAGGAAACAACAGGTTGGAGGATTCTATCGAGATATTGATCTGACCGTTCCTTATAATGTAGAGACCGAGGTCAAAAAGAAAGAAAGGGAACTGGAAGGAACCCGTAAAGGACAGAACGAAAAAATTTTTACACTTATAGAATGCCACGTCAATTTGGATCTGGAAGGATTTGAAGACCGTGGCCAAAATGGCGAACCCACAGGAATCAAAGTCCCGTATATAGTCACCATTGAAGATAGCACGAGAAACGTTTTATCGATTAAACGAAACTATGCCCTTGACGATCAGTTAAAAAAGAAAATTGAATATTTTGTTCATTTTAGATTTTTACCTGGATTAGGATTTTATGGTTTTGGATTAATTCACATGATTGGCGGATTATCAAGAACAGCTACGGCTGCATTGCGTCAACTCATCGATGCTGGTACCCTCTCCAATTTACCAGCAGGATTCAAGATGCGAGGAATTCGTGTACAAAACGATGCCGTATCTTTACAGCCTGGAGAGTTTCGAGATGTCGATGCTCCAGGCGGTAACCTCAAAGATGCTTTTTTCAATTTACCGTATAAAGAACCATCCCAAACATTACTGCAATTAATGAGTATGGTTGTACAGGCGGGACAGAGATTCGCGTCGATCGCTGACATGCAGGTCGGTGATGCGAACCAACAGGCTGCTGTGGGGACGACTGTGGCCCTTTTAGAGCGTGGCTCCAGGGTCATGTCAGCGATCCATAAAAGACTATATGCATCTCTTAAGGAAGAATTTTCTTTGCTTTCCAAAGTTCTTTCTACCTATTTACCTCCGGTGTATCCGTACGATGTAATTGGAGATCAAAAAGAAATTAAGCAAGCTGACTTTGACGAGCGAATCGATATTTTACCGGTTGCGGATCCTAATATTTTTTCACAGACACAACGGATTGCAACAGCACAAACAGAATTACAACTAGCATCATCCAATCCACAGATTCATAATTTATATGAAGCTTACAGAGATATGTATACAGCGATAGGAGTTAAGAATATCGATCAGATATTACCACCTCCTCCGCCGCCAGCTCCAAAGAATCCGGCGATCGAACACATTGATGCATTAGGACAAAAGCCTTTCCAAGCGTTTACAGGCCAGGACCATAGAGCCCATGTAACCGCACATATTGCCTTTATGGCAACGAACATGGCTAGAAACAATCCAATGGTTATTGGAGCCTTAGAAAAAAATATATTTGAACATATTTCTATGATGGCTCAGGAACAAGTTGACATGGAGTTCAGAGATGACATTGCTAAAGTTCAACAGGTCCAGCAAATGATGTCTCAAAATCCTCAACAGCAACCAGATCCTAGAATCCAGCAGGAAGTTCAAAACCTGCAGTTAAAGATTGAAGCGAGAAAAGCTCAACTGATTGCAGAGATGATGGAAGAATTCCTAGCAGAAGAAAAGAAAATTACTTCTCAATTTGATAACGATCCTATTGCTCAACTTAGAGCAAGAGAACTTGATCTTAAAGCTCAAGACAATCAAAGAAAAGAAGAAGACGATAAAAACAGAATCGCGCTTGACCGTATGAAGGCGATGATGAATAAAAATATTCAAGAAGACAAGCTTGAACAAGACGAAGAGCTCGCCCACTTGAGAGCAGATACTTCATTGGAAAAACAAGCGATGTCCAACAGGGCCAAGATGCGATCCGATACTATGAAACGTAGGGACGTTAGAACTTTAAAAGGAGGATAATGCCTTTTCAATCTGAAAAACAAAGAAAATATTTATGGGCCAATGAGCCTGCTATTGCCAAACGTTGGGAAAAATATCCTAAAGGCTATAACACAGGAGGAGTGTCTCATTTATTTCGTTCTAAAGAAGACAGGACTGGTTTTAATAAAGGAACGGAAAAAAAAGATGGAACAAATCTTATAATATGGGGAAAATCTGTAGCAGACCAATGGCCCAATCTTAATGAAAGTCAAAAAGATTATATTAGGAAACATTGGCCTCAGCATGTTCCGAAAGGCCATGCTCAAGGCGGTTACATCCGTCCTGAAGAAGATGGCGTCTTGGGCCTAGCTGATGGAGGAAGAATTGGATTTAATGCTGGATCAATGTTAGTAGCACCTACTACCGATGGTTCACGACCAGGATACGCATATGATGATTACGAAGACATGGGTTTTGGCGACGGTCCCGACATGGGATCAGAGATGGGGGTTGAGGATATGTCTGGGGTAGGTGAAAATGACGGTGATGATGGCGGCGTTCCAGATTACGAATCTGGATCACCTGAAAATACATGGGCAACAATGTCTCCCGAAATGGCAGAAAAATCGAAAGCTGAAACTGAAAGAGTCTTAGGGGATCATGGCGATCCTATGGGCAAC